AAGGAGGAATATAAATGCGAGTAAAAGCAATACAAGCCATATCCCCAACAAAAGCATCTAGGTTAAGAGTATGTGCTTACGCCAGAGTATCAACAGATGATGAAAGCCAAGGCCGTTCTCTAGAAAATCAAGAGACACATTATCGAACAATTATAACTAACAACCCAAGATATAAATTTGTTGGAGTGTATACGGATCAAGGAATTTCAGGATATTGTGAGAATAGGCCAGGATTTCAAAAAATGCTTGAAGAAGCAAGAGCAGGAAATATCGATTTAATAATTACAAAATCTATATCAAGATTTGCAGGGAATACCGTCACCATCCTTAAGGTTGTAAGAGAACTAAAAGGAATTGGTGTAGGTATTTTTTTTGAAGAACAAAATATTAATACCTTGTCTCATGAGGGGGAATTACTACTAACCACAATGGCTGCTTTTGCAGAAGAAGAGAGCAGAAATATGAGGGGTAACTCAAAATGGACCATAAAAAAGAAGTTTGAACGTGGAGAGATTATGATTAATACAACTAGGTTCTTAGGGTATGACCTAGATGAGTATGGAGACTTGTTAATTAACGAGGAACAGGCAGAGTTAGTAAGACGAATTTTTCGAATGTACTTAGATGGTTTAGGCTCATTCAAAATAGCAAAAGTACTGAATAATGAAGGGATTTTAACTTTGACAGGTCAATCTTGGGGAGACAGCACAATCAAAGGCATATTAACAAATGAGAAGTACAAAGGTGATTATTTACTTCAAAAGTACTTTACTCCAGAGGGCAGAAGAAATCAGACTATATTAAACAGGGGAGAAGTACAGAGTTACTACATTAGTGAGAATCATCCAGCAATAATTCCACCAGAAGACTGGGAGAAAGTTCAGCTCCGAATAAAAGAGAATGCAAAAAAGAAAGGTATTGATTACGAGAATCTTGAAAAATATCAAAACCGTTATCCACTATCAGGAATGTTGATATGCCCTTATTGCAGAAAAAACTTAAGGAGAAGATACGTACACAATAAAAAAGTCCAATGGATTTGCAGCACTTATATAAGAAAAGGTAAGAGCAGTTGTAAGGGAATAAGAATTGATGATGAATGGATTAAAAAACAGGGCATTACAAAACCCACTGTTGTGGAAGAGATAATATTGAATGGTTGTAAGCGGTACCGATTCACAGAAAAGGACCTTTTTGAGATGCTAGAAAAGGAGTGAATCAGTTATGAAAGTGAGGAAAATTAATACAATACAAGATGATAAAAAACTTAGAGTATGTGCCTATATTCGTGTATCAACAGGCCACGAGAAACAGTTGGCTTCCTTAGACAATCAGAGACAGTATTATGAAAACAAAATAAAAAGTAATCCTGTGTATGAATATTGTGGAATCTATAGTGATGCAGGAGTATCCGGAGCAAAAGAAAATAGGGATGGTCTACAAAGCATGTTTGCAGATGCCAGAGCAGGAAAGGTGGATTTAATATTAACAAAATCCATATCGAGGTTTGCAAGAAATACAAGGATGTTACTACAATATGTGAGGGAGTTACAGCAGCTAGGGGTTGGCATTGTATTTGAAGAACAAGGGATAAATTCTGCTACAGCAAATGGAGAAGTTATGATTACGATATTGGCTTCTCTTGCAGAGGAGGAAAGAAAGAATGTTTCAGAAAATGTAAAATGGGCCATGAGAAGAAAATTTAAACGTGGGGAAGTGTTAGTTGATACCAATAGATTTATGGGATATATCAAAGATGAGAAAGGAAGGTTGATTATTAAGCATGACGAAGCAAAAATAATAAAAACTATATTTAAAAGGTATCTGGATGGAATATCTGCCTATAAGATAGCAAAAGAATTAAATGCACTTCATTGTCCTACTGACAATAAAAGAGAATGGACATCTCATAGAATTCTTAGAATTATTTCGAATGAAAAGTACATGGGGGATTGTCTATTGCAAAAGAGCTTTATATCAGAGTTTACAGGGAAACAACAGCGGAATCATGGGGAACTAGAGCAGTTTTATATTAGGAACAATCATGAAGCTATTGTTTCAAGAGAAGATTGGGAAAAGGCTCAACAAATACGATGCTCAAGAAAAAAAGTGGATTATCCATTTACCAGCATTCTACACTGCCCATATTGTGAGGCAACACTGATACGGCATAGGAAATGGAAAGAGAAATATGATTGGGTGTGTTCAACTTATTTGCAGAAGGGAAAAGAGGCTTGCATGGGAATAAAAGTACCTGAGAGTATACTTGCAAAATATGAATTTTTAGAACCAACAGTTGTAAAGGAGGTGAATGAAGGTGAGAAAAAAGGTTACTGTTTTACCAAGAAAAGCGATTACAGAAGAACAACAAACACAGAAGAGGGTAGCAGCGTATTGCAGAGTATCGACAGGCAGCGAAGAACAGCTATTAAGCTATAGAAATCAAGTTGAGTATTATGAGAAGTATATTAAGGCTAATCCGGATTTCATCTTTTCAGGTATTTATGCTGATGAGGGAATATCCGGTACTAGCATAAAAAAGAGGAACGCATTTAACACTATGATTGCAGATTGCGTAGCTGGGAAAATAGATATGATTATTACAAAGTCGGTATCTAGGTTTGGCAGAAATACTGTAGATTGTTTAGAAAGCATTAGAAAATTAAAAGAGTGTGGAGTTAATGTTCTTTTTGAAAAAGAATCCATAGAAACCTTGAAAGCAGAAGGTGAGTTGTTAATAAGTATAATGGCTGCTCTATCCCAAAATGAAAGTAAAGTGCAGTCTGAAAATGTGAAGTGGGGAATTAGAAGAAGGTATGAACAGGGAAATGTTAAAAGTATTCCATGTGGTAAGTTTCTTGGGTATGATAAGGATGAAAATGGTAACTTAGTTATAAATAAAGAACAGTCCAACATTGTAAAACGTATCTATGAAGAATTTCTAAAAGGCTACGGATATTATACAATTGCAGAACATTTAACAAGAGATGGGGTACGAACTGAACGCAATAACTCAAAATGGTCTTGGAGTGTAACAAGAAAAATACTTAAGAATGAAAAGTATAAAGGAGATACACTCTGTCAGAAAACTTACAGCGCTGATTATCTGACTAAAAAACGTGCAAAGAATAAAGGAGAACTATCTCAGCCATACTTTCAAAATACACATCCTGCAATTATTGATAGAGTAAAATGGGATTGTGTGCAACTTGAGTTTGAAAGGCAAGATAAATTCAAGCGTGAGCATCATGTTTCAAACTGTCATGCCAATAGTGAAGAGTTACCTATGATTAGCAAAATTACATGTAAGCATTGTGGTTGTACCTTTGTTAGAAGAGAATATAAGAGTAAGGAACTGCAGCATCAAAAATACTGGTGCTGCAGTTCTATTTATAAAAAGGGATGGGAGAGGAAAAGAGATAATGTACATCTTACCGATGAAAGACCAACGCAATTATTTATTGAAGCCTGGAACTTGCTTTTTGAGAGAAATGAACGATACTCAAAAATTAAGGAAGAGGAAGAAGAAAATATTTTAACACAATATCGGCAGCAGGAATTAGAAAAGTTGATGAAACAATATAAACGAATTGATACTTTTGATTATGAATTAATGCTGCAGACATTAGACCATATAGAAATTGCAAATGATGGAACAGCTATTGCATTCTTTCTAGCAGGAATGCAGGTGAAGTTACTAATATGAAAGGGGTTATTGTATGGCAAGAAAAATCACAGTTATTCCACCACAAAGGCAAAGACAAGCATCGCTAGTAGAGAAGGAAAGAAAGAAGTTAAGGGTTGCCGCATATTGTAGGGTTTCCACGGATCAGGAAGAGCAATTATCCTCTTACGAAAATCAGATACGATATTACAAGACTATGATAGAAGAAAACCCTGAATATGAAATGGTGGATATTTATGCAGATGAAGGGATTTCAGGAACCAATACAAAAAAGAGAGCTGAGTTTAATCGTATGATAGCATATTGCAGAAATAACAAAATCGATAGGGTCATTACGAAGTCTATTTCAAGATTTGCAAGAAATACATTGGATTGTCTTAATTATGTAAGAGAGTTACAATCCTTAGGAATAGAGGTCATTTTCGAGAATGAAAATATTAATACATTAGATGGTCAAGGAGAAGTTTTAATAACCATTCTAGCAAGTTTGTCTCAGAATACTTCTAAACAAATTAGTGACAATTCCAAGTGGGGAATTCATAGAAGATATGAGCAAGGACAATTTAAAATATCAACAAAGCGATTTCTAGGATATGATAATGATGATAATGGAAAGCTAGTAATTAATAGGCAACAAGCTAAGATAGTGAAAAGAATTTATGAAGAATACTTGTCCGGTAAAACTACTGATTATATTACAAGAATACTTACCAAAGAAGGTATCAAGAATTGGGATGGCAATACAAAATGGCATACCACAACACTTCAAAGTATAATTACTAATGAAAAGTATATGGGAGATGCTATTTTACAGAAATCTTTTACAGCGGATTTCCTTACTAAGAAAAAGGTTAAAAATGAAGGACAGCTGCAAAGTTATTATGTTGAGGATAATCACGAAGCCATAATTGCTCCAGATATGTGGAAATGTACACAGATGGAGATTGAAAGAAGAAATAAATATTTAGAAGAGCACAGTATGCAATCATATGGAAGAAACGTAGAGGCAAACCCTTTTTCCTTTAAAGTAGTCTGCGGTGAGTGTAATAAGGCTTTTACAAGAAAAGGCTGGAAGACAAGCTATGGAACAAGGCAAGTGTGGCAATGTAATGAAAGGTATAGAGTTAAAGGGAAGATAGGGTGTACAAACCGGCATGTTGATGAGGGCACATTACATCAGGCATTTATTTATGCCTGGAACAGTATTGTAGCAGAAAAGGAGCAGCACATTGACAAGTGGAAAGAGCAGCTAGAAGAGGAAAACCTTCTTATTATATATAGGGCAAAACAGTTCTTAAAAATCATTGAGAAGGTTGGAGTAATTTCAGAGGTTAATTTAGATCATTTGTTAGCTACATTGGAGTGCATTAAAATCTTTGAAAATGGGCATATGGTAGTTAGATTTTTAGAAGGAACGGAAATTTTGCTTCAAGGAAATTAGCGAAGTAAACGCATCATGAGAGGATTAACCCCTCTTTACCCCCTAAAGAGAAGTAGATTAAAGGGGGTAAAGGGGGGGCAAATTGTTCGATAGGGGGTAAAAATTGGAGCATAATTGGTAAATATGCTTCACTTTTGCTATGAAGTATAAGTAAGTACTTCTGACGCAGGATGAGAGCCGTTCCATTTCTGAAAACTCTACGTGGGGGATAAGAAGACGATTTGAACAGGGAAAGGTTGTAGTTAATCATACAAAATTCTTAGGGTACGATAAAGATGAATAGGGCAATCTTATAATTAATGAAAAACAGGCTAAGATTGTGAAAAGAATTTATACAGATTATATAGATGGTAAGGGGCCGAACAGGATTGCAAGAGAGCTTGAGGAAGAAGGAGTTTCAAACTGGAATCGGATTAACCCCTTCGTTTTGGACAAGACCTAATAAATTCTTCAATTTTCTTAGATTTACACTTTTATTTGAATATTAGTTGGGTTTTCTCCAAAATGAAGGTTAAAAAATTCATTTGGTGACATATAGTTTATACTTGAATGTAGTCTTCTATTGTTATAGAATTCCATGAAGTCGTTTACTGTTTCATATGCTTCTGCATAATCTTGAAATTCATTTATTTTTAAACATTCATCCTCAAGTATCCTATGGAATGACTCTATATGCGCATTCTTATTTGGTGTTTTTACAGGTATTCTCTCATGTTCTACATTAATTTCTTCACAGCATTCGCTGAATCTATGACTTATGAATTGGGGGCCGTTATCTGTTCTTATTACAGGCTTTTTATCTTCTTCTTCAAATAGATTTCTTTTCATCAGGCACTTCTTTAGCAATGCTGCCGCATCTTTAGCCTCACAGTGTAATCCCATGTGATAACCAATAATACTTCTATCAAATACATCAATTAAATTCAGCAAGTAAAAAAATTTATCTTCACCTTGAATATAGCCATACTTTATGTCCATTTCCCAGAGTTGATTGGAGCCTGTTATAGTTCTATTTATGGCAATAGCTCTCTTTATTTTAGGTTTAATGACTCTTTGTGCTTTAAGTAT